TAAATCGCAAGTTTCAGGGAGTAGCTTCCTAGTTGCGTTTTATTAGTTATAATGCTAGTAGCACAGGACTAGCATATGACTATTATTGAAAACATAGAAGCGGCGATTGCGAAAATAGATTCGATACTGTTGCTCGACTATATCACGGGTCCAGTGCGAGAAGAATTGACGCACATCAAAGCGTATTTAGAAAGCGCAAAAGCGGATCTTAGCTGATGGCAAATATTAACGGGTGGGGCCGAGGCACATGGAACGAAGGTGCTTGGGGTACTGAACTACCTGTTGAAGTAACCGGCCAAGCAATTACATCCGGAATTGGCTCTTTATCGGTCACAGCCGCAGCAAATCAAACGCCGACTGGCCAAGCCATAACATCAGGTCTTGGCGCATTATCTGTCGTCGCACAAGCCAACCAAACACTTACAGGTCAGGCAATAACATCTGGCCTAGGGTCAGTATCGGTTGTTGCGCAAGCCAATCAAACGCCCACGGGCCAAGCTGTTACGTCGGCGCTAGGATCCATAGAAGTACACCACAACGCTGTCGTTGAGGTTACTGGTTTATCAACAACATCTGCACTCGGATCAGTCACACCAAGCGCAGCTGCAAACGTAACGCCGACAGGTCAGTCGGCAACAGCTAGTGTAGGCACAATTTTGGTGTATGGTGAAATAGATACGTCGCAAACGCCTAATTACGCTACAATATCAACAACACAAACTCCCGGTTATGAGGAGATAAAAGCAGGCCGAGATGCAGCTTAAGATTTTTTTGCTATAATGCAGAAAGGAGAATAGAAAATGGCAACCTATGTAAATGACCTCAGATTAAAAGAGATCGGCACCGGAGAGTCTTCAGGAACTTGGGGAACCGAAACGAATGTTAACCTTGAATTGATAGGTGAAGCTCTTTCTTTTGGCACTGAAGGTATTACCACTAACGCCGATACTCACACTTCTACCGTAGCCGATGGCTCTACAGATCCAGCGCGATCTATGTACATTAAGTACACCGGCACACTCGATTCAGCCTGCACCATCACTATCGCACCGAACACATTAAGCCGATTACATTTTATTGAAAATGGCACATCTGGCTCACAAAATATTATTATTTCTCAAGGTAGTGGCGCAAATGTAACGATCCCACCGGGAGACGTAAAAGTCGTTTACCTAGATGGCGCCGGTAGTGGCGCTGCTGTAGTCGATGCTTTTGCAAGTCTCAGCGTTGTAGATTTAAAAGTACAAGATGATTTAACAGTCACCGATGATGTTTCTATTGGTGGAGCATTAGTGCTTACTGGCAACGCAGATTTTAACGGTGATTTAGACGTTGATGGTACTACCAATCTGGATGTCGTCGACATCGATGGCGCTGTAGACATGGCCTCCACGCTACAGGTAGATGGTGCGATTACATCTTCTGCTGGCGCAACCATAACTACAGCCGACAATACTAACCAACTTACACTAGTATCGACGGACGCAGATGCAGCCGTTGGTCCAGTATTAGATTTATACAGAAACTCTGGAAGTCCTGCTGATGATGATTTCTTAGGCAAAATTAATTTCAGAGGCAGAAACGATAACTCACAAGACGTGGATTACGGATTTTTAAGTTATTTTATTTCTGACGCATCTGACGGCACAGAAGATGCCTTTATGCAAATGGGGCTTATGATAGGTGGCTCAGCTACTTTGATGCTCGAAGCTTCACCAACTGAAATAGCTTTCAATCAAAGCGGATCGGGACAAAACTTTAGGGTCGAGACTAGCGCGACAACCCACGCGTTGTTTGTTGATAACAGTAATAATCATGTAAATATTGGCGGGTCATCGGATCTTGGTGGACTTCTTAATGTTGCTGGTGACATTAATTTAGTAGTGGGTTCTGGCAATCCAGCGTTCACTATTAAAACAGCGGGTACAGGTAACAATCCATCTATTGCTTATAGAGCAGGTGACAATGTTGTTTTTGATAATATGTTGGTCGCCTCAGCCTCTACGGATTATTGGAGAGTAGGATTTGGTACATCAGGTAGTGTTGCTACTGAAGTTTTAACAGTTACAACTGATGCTAAGGTTGGGGTGGGGACTGTAACGCCAGCAGACCCTTTGCACGTTGCGGGTAATCTTCGTGTAAGTACGACTACTGCTAACAGCACAGAACTAAGATTTAAAGTCACGCCCGGTACTGCTGGTGATAACTGTACTGTAGCGCTTTATCAAGACGACGCTTCTACTGTAGGCGTCTTTCTGCAAGCAGACGGCGCTTGCTGGTTTACAAAAGGAATAAATCCCGGCAGCGGAGATACAACAGCAGCCAATGTCCTTGACGATTATGAAGAGGGGACTTTCAACGCCACCATAACAAGCGGTGGCACTTTTACTATAGATGACAATGATTGTCATTACACAAAAATAGGGCGTTTCGTTCACATAAAAGGTTTTCTTACTTTCAGTGCTGCTAGTGGAGACTCAAATTTTTTAACAGTCGGAAATTTACCTTTTACAGTTGCAGCAGTTAGCGCTAATTATGGTCCAAACCCACTCATGGTAGATAATTTATCATCCTCCACAGATGTGGTTTTTGCACAATTGAGCATAGGTAGCACTACTTTTATTACATTAGTTAACACTGGTAGGTCTGGGTCACACTCTGGAATGCCAGGAAATCAAATAAGCACTAGTAGTGCCTTTCGATTCACATTGTCATATATAGTGGCATAATATAACCAATATACTTAGTGGAGTCTAAGTACGGACAAAGGAGAAAAATATGGCAATAACTAAAACCATCATCGAAGACAAAATAGAAATTGTCGGAGAGCATAAAAATATACAAATAAGAACAGCTACTGTGATCAAGGAAGATGGCACAGAACTTACAAGGTCTTTTAATAGAAAGACCCTTGAGTGCGTATCATCATCTCAGGACGGTAGCTCTTGGACCCATACCGATACTGATGTATCAGGTGAGTCTACAGAGGTTCAATCTATCTGTAACACAGTTTGGACTGATTCAGTAAAAACAGCTAAAAAAGCAGCTAATGAAGCTGCTGGAGCGTTATAATGACTGAAGAAAAAATACATCAAATTGGCGATCAAAAAATAAAAGACGCTGATCTTACGTCAGAGCAACACCACCACAAAAATCACGTTATTAGTTTGCGTAATAAAATTGCAAAATTGCAGTTTGAAATCGATGACCTAATGCCCTCACTGAAGTGGCACGAAGATGCTTTAGTCAACACAACAAAAAAAGAAGCTGATGAATTGCTGGTAGAAGATGAGGCTTCTGTAAAAGAGTCATGAGCTGGTGGGCAAAACTTGTTGATGCTGTGACCGGGACAGAGCGCAAAACAGTGAGAGCTAGAAACGACAAAGGACAATATGTTGGTGACGACGAATCCACTCCAGATGTTGATGAAGCTTACGAGACAGTAAGAGTTAAGAAAAAACAAAAAGGAAGCAAATAAGATGGAAATTATTACAAATCTTGTGAGCGTAGTCACCGGGATCGTATGCGCGGCCAGTATTATCTGTAGTTTGACCCCGACGCCGAAGGATGACGCCCTAATAGCCCGTCTCTACAAAATTTTAGAAGTGGCAGCTTTAAATATCTATAAGGCCAAACAATAACATGGAAGAAGGCGTGGAAGCTTTGGCTGAGATCAAAGCACATCAAAGAGAGTGCGCCGTCCGTTACGAATACATCCAGCGTCGTCTAGATGACGGCAGCGATAAATTTAAAAGATTAGAAATGCTCTTGTGGGGCGTATACCCATTTATTGTAGCAACGGTTATTGGAGTAGCAGTCTTGCTATGAGCGAAGAAGTAACCAAAAAAAAGATTGAGCTAGAAGTAGAAGTCGGCACCACTACCGTGGAGCGTGGCATCAATCCTTATCAAAAGTGGATACACCTAGCTAGAGCTGTTGATGCTTGGAGGATTTTCCCAAGGTTGTTTTTAACCGTATACATATTTCTTTTGTACTACTCGACCATGTGGTTCATGAGTTTGCCAGATCCGTCACTAGAACAATCTGGTCTTATTTCAATTATTGTAGGCGCAGGCGCAGCATGGTTTGGCTTGTATGCAGGAACATCAAACAGCTCGAAAGGATTTAAAGGCGAAGATTAATGATTACTACATATGTTGGTTACAAGTTAGCGATGTCACCATATGGCATACAGTTTTCTGATGACGACGACAAACTCACCATGGAAAAATTATCACAAAGCCACGATTTCGAGCAGGGCGATAAATTTGTTTTGTATGAAGATACACAAGGCAAGGTGTGTTTGAAGAAAGACCGGGATAATGCAGGATCCAATTAGCCTTATCGCGGAGCTTGGTCTACCGATAGCCAGTGGTTTGGTGATGGGCTATTTTATTTTTCTGGTTATGCGCCAAATGATGAATGGTTTGGTCGATGAAATCAAAACCATACAAGGCATATCCAAGATGCTAATTACTAGGGCATCTATTATGAACAACGATATGATACGCATAGACACCAGCGTATCCAGCGCGTTACACATCCCACCAGACTTGCAGCGCATAGCGCGTGCGGAAAACTTTGTAGAAGACGGGAAAATAGACGCTAGGCGCGACTAATGGACGTAGCCAAGCTCGTCGCAGACTTTGGCTTTCCTGTAGTCATGGTTATCGGTTTAGGTTATTTCGTTTACTTTGTTTGGCAAACAATCACCAATGTAATTGACCCTGCGGTCCAAGATATGAAAGCTACAATTATACGCCTGACTGACCAGCTCAGACTTTTGGACCAAGATATGATACGATTACAAGAAAAGGTGAATACAGTGATTGAGCTAAGAGAGGCCGACCCTGTACCTAGTAAACATGAAGAGAAAAAAAACAGAAGCTGACAGGAAGTTTGAACTTTGGTTTGCCATGTCTGGCATAATTTTTATGGTCTTTGCTGTTTTATATTCTTCTGTGACCAGCGCTGACGAAATGGTCCACAAATTTAAGTCTCCGAGCTTTTCTGGCATCGGTACATCTGCACACTATTTAACCATTGAGAATCAAGAGTTTAATCGTAAGGAAGCGATCAAGGCTGAAATAAAAGCGTATAATGAGAAATTAGCGCGTGACGAAGAAAACAGCACACTTGCTCGTTTCATCAGAAATCTTGAATCAAGAGTGTATGCGCAGCTGTCACGTCAGTTAGTAGATTCGCTGTTTGGTGAAAATCCAAGCCTTAGCGGAATAATAGAATTACTAGGAAACACAATAGAATATGTAGTAGATGAAACAGCTGGACTTATCACACTCAAGATTACCGACTCTGATGGCAACACCACAGAGATTACGGTCCCTATCGGTAGCTTTACTTTCTAGCTACTTGCTTGCTTCTTGTACGATCCTCATACCGGATCCCATTGAAAACAACATAGCCCCTATACAAAGAATCGAACAAGCTGAAATCAGAAGCTTGGTTAATGATGAATTGTTAAACGTAGATCCCGCCGTCCGAACTCCGGTCATTGCAGTGTATAGAGAGTCTTTTACTGATCAAACAGGCGCCCGTCGAAGCAACAGTCAATTTGCCACATTCAGCACAGCAATCACGCAAGCACCCCACGCTTATTTGATTCGCGCCTTAAAGCATGCCGGTAAAAACAAAGATGGATTTTTCGAAGTAGTAGAGCGCGTTGGTTTAGATCACGTCACCAAGGAGCGCCAGCTGATTCGCTCAACCCGCGAAAGTTTTGACGAAAGACAAAAGCTACCACCTTTAGTCTTTGCTGGACTTATAATGGAAGGTGGTGTTATAGGTTACGAATCTAACACTACCAGTGGAGGCGCTGGTGCGCGTTATTTGGGGATAGGGACCAGCAAAGCTTACAGGAGGGACACTGTACAAGTTTCGCTAAGAACAGTTTCAGTAACAACCGGGAAGGTGTTAATGGAGGTTCTGGTATCCAAAACAATATTGAGCGCATCGCTCGATAATGATGTTTTTCGTTTCGTAGCCGATTCTACTGAGCTTGTAGAAGTAGAGGGCGGAGTAGTGCGAAATGAATCAGTCAACATCGCACTTCAAGCCGCAATAGAAACCGCCGTTTTGCAAACCATTAAAGAAGGTGTAGAATATAACTATTGGACGGTTAGGAGATGAAGCGCTACACAGCAATATTTTTGTTTGTCACGTTATCAGCATGGGCAGCTGATAATGAAGTGTACGTGGACCAAAGTGGCGCAACAGCCAACATAGACCTAGAACAATTAGGCGGCTCCAACATCATCGGAGGCCTGAACTCAGTAGCCGGTACCCTGACAGCTTTTGATCTCGACGGGACTGGACTCACCCTCGATATAAATCAAATTGGTAATACCAATAAATTTCTTGGCGATATTACCGGAGACTCAATAACTGGTTTTTTTGAGTTTGACGGCGATACAAACAGCTTCACCATTCAAGGCGATCCTACCAATACTTTTGGTATTGACAGCTCAAATTACAACGTAGATGTCACCGGATCGACCAACACTTTTACACTCAATCATGGCACAGCTGGCTTGGCTTCTCAGCTTGACCTTGACTGGATCATTAATGGAGACGGAAACACAATAAACTATGCGTTAGACATAGATGGCGCCACCTCGTATCTTGATATAGATGGAGATAGTAATAATTTGACATACGATGGTGACGGCGCAGCAGGAGGGTATTTCTATTTGGATCAAACCGGTAACAGCAGAACTTTCAACATACAGCAACAATCAACACTTAATAACGACTGGCTCAAGATCATTACTAATTCTACTGGTGGTACTTTGTGCATTATTCAAGACGACCAAGGTACAAGCACTTCCTGCTGATATAGGCAAAGTTTCAGAACTAAACGGCAACGCGCAAATTATACGCGATGATGCTTATGGCGTTACCATGGCTTTCCCGGTTCAACAAATGGACGATGTAAGGACCGCAGCTGGCAGAGTCGGTATTACGTTTGTAGACGATTCAGTCGTTAGGCTTACAGAACACAGCAAGCTAGTTATAACCGAATATATCTTCAATCCAGACCCAGACAAATCCAAACTAAGTTTACGCTTTGCTTCAGGCACTGCACGATTTATAACTTCAAAGATGGGCCTTATTAATAAAGAGCGCATCAACATCACTACCCCTACAGCTCAGATTGCAATTAGAGGTACGGATTTTACTTGCACAGTAGATGAGCTGGGACGCAGCCTGATCATTCTATTGCCTGATGCAAATGGGGATGCCTCTGGTGAAATTATGGTGGCTACCGGGGCTGGCACTGTCACGCTGAACAAACCGTATCAAGCTACCACCGCATCGGTTTATGAAAGCGTACCTACTCGTCCTGTGCAGCTCGACATTACTTTGGATCTGATCGACAACATGTTGATAGTTTCACCACCAAAAGAAGAAGAGATTGCAGCTGAAGAATCTGTATCTAAGGCAAGCAACGTCTTGGACTTTGATGCGTTGGAGTTTGACGATCTAGATGTGGACTATCTTGATGCTGAAGCAGAGCTTGCTTTTGAGGAGCTTGATATCAACTTCTTGGACGTTAATTTTCTTGAAGACTTACTTGATATTGTTGAAGACCTAGATGCATTGAGCGATGACGAAATAGATCAGATAGAAACAAGCATAGCCATTACTGGAACTTCTGTTGGTCAAGATCCATCAACACAAATCACCACCATCATACAAGGTCAACAAATTAGTTTGCGACGTAATGTCAGTGAAAACGTAAGAGTAGATATAGATGGCTCTGGCGCTTATACGGTGATATTTATACAAGATGGTGTTAGTAAAACAATTACGATCAACGGTGGCGGCAGCTCCGTGATAAAGATCAAGCAGGGATGAAGACATCACTCAAAACTATAGCGGTGGTGTTTGTATTATCACTGCCATTTATAATGCAGTGGTCCGCTTTAGAGATCCTCAAGCTAAAAACATTTGATGCTCTGGTCCCTGAAAAACAACAATCTAATTACTTTGCTATCCTCAACATCACTGAAGAAGACATAGAACGTGAGGGTGGCTGGCCGTTACCCAGAACTAGACTTGCAGAAATACAAACCGAATTGATGGCCCGTGGAGCTTTTGGTGTTGGTTGGACTGTTGCGTTTCCACAGCCAGACCGGATGGGTGGTGACAAAAAATTTGCAGAATCTTTGCAAGGTCGTAACAGTATTCTTGCCATGTACGAGAATCCCGGCAGCGGTTACCCAGCCACCGTAGGCACTGTCATCATGGGCGATCCTGTTGGCGGCTATCCTGCCTCTGGCGTAGTGCAAAACATAGAGATTCTGAGAAACGCTGCTTCGCAAGGTATTGCCTCTGCCCCGGTGGATGTTGATCAGCTTGTAAGGCGTATGCCTTTGCTCATGAAAACACCCGATGGATGGGTGTCTGCTTTCGGTACGGAAGTTTTGAAAGGCATGGTGGGCGCTGATACCTATATTATAAAAACCAACCAGAACGGCATACAGGAGGTTGTAGTGCAAGGCTTGCCGCCTGTGGCTACTGACTCTCTTGGGCGTAAGTGGATCAGCTGGATAAAAACCGATCAAACAAATTTATCAGAAATGAACGTCAAAGAGCGGTTTGTATTTATCGGCACAGACGCTATGGGCATCATGCCACAACTAGCTACCCCGGTTGGACTGCTAGAACCACACAAAATACAAGCTGCACTGGCTGAATCGATATTGATACAAGACAGCCCACGCATACCAGATTGGTCTTTTGCTGCCGAACTAGGCATTTTTGTGTTTACTGTGGCTCTTGTATGGTTGTTTGTGACGCAGCTTGGCGTGACGTGGGGTGTAATGTCATTTTTAGCCATATTTGGCCTCACAGCGTACTCTGGGATCTACCTCATACAGTCTGGAGTGCTTCTGGACGTGACTTGGAGCCTTATTTCGCAGTTTTTTGCAGCTTCAGGGGCGTTTTATTTGAACTTCCGCACCCAATACCGCCTAAGACAGCTAATTAAGAAGCAATTTGAGCATTATTTGGACCCTAGACAGGTAAAACAGCTCCAAAAAGACCCAGATTTGTTGAAATTAGGCGGTGAAACGAGATATTGCACATTTTTGTTTACCGATTTGCGTGGTTTCACATCATTAAGTGAAAAATTGTCTCCACAAGAGGTTACTGAGGTAATGAATGCTACCTTGACGGTCCAAGTAGAAGAAATACAGCGTGCCGGTGGCTGCATTGACAAATTTATCGGCGATGCTTGTATGGCCATCTTCTCAGCACCTTTGGATCTTCCAGAACAAGAAAATAGGGCAGTCGCAGCTGCCATACGCATACAAGAAAGAGTCAAAGAGCTAAACGAACAGCTCCCGGTTCACGTTGCAATTGGCGTGGGCGTAAACAGTGGCGAGGCGGTGGTTGGGAATATGGGATCGGACACAAGATTCGATTACACGGCTATCGGTGACGCTGTAAATGTAGCGGCCAGATTAGAGAGCGCAACGAAGGAAGCAGGCGTAGATATTTTAATTGGATACAATACTGCACAAAAGTGCAAATATTTGTTAAAATCATTAGAACCGATTAAAGTGAAAGGTAAAAGCGAGGCATTAAACGTATACACATGGGATTCAAACTTGCAGCAGTCTCTACCGGATTACTACTGATAGTAACTACCGGCCTATGGTTTTTCGTACAAATGCAGGCGAAAGAAATCTCTACGCTCAAAGCTAATGCCGTGATCCTTGAAGAAAAAATAGAAGAACAAAACGCCAGCATAGATAACTATTTAGCAAAGCAAAAAGAAACTACTGAACAAATCAATCAACTCAACGCGCAGAATCAAGAAGCAGTGCGCGAAGTTAATCAGCTAAGAAACACCTTCCAGCGTCATAGCCTGAACAATCTAGCCATGGCAAAGCCGGGACTCATAGAAAATATAATCAACAAAGGCACGGCGAAAGTTAAATCAGAGTTTGCAGAGCTAACAGATCCAAACATGTTTGAGAGCAAAGATGAGGCACCTGCTAGTAATTAGTTTAGTTTTTGTTGTTAGTGGTTGTTCTTTGTTTCAGCCGCGAACCGCGCCTGTGGAAATCAAAACAATTACTTTGCCTGCACCTATGTACCACCCCCCTATGCCTTTAGAGGTAAACCTGCAAGACATAAAGTGGCGTGTGCTTACGCCAGAAGTAATGGAGGAATATCTACAGCTTGTTGAGGAAGGTAAGGCGCCAGCTGAACCTTACTATGCGTTATCGACGCAGGGTTATGAAAGTCTTAGCATGAATATGGCAGAGCTAAAAAGATATGTTACCAACGTCCTTGCGATAATAGAGTATTATAGGGAACAAGATAAACAATTAGAAACGCAGGAGAAGTCGGATGAGTGATGCCCCAGAAGCATACGTCTACGAGGCCGAGCTTGAAAGGGTAATTGACGGCGACACAATAGATATCACACTCCGGCTGGGATTCGACGTAAATTTAACCAAACAGCGTGTTCGCCTTCACGGGATCGACACCCCTGAGAGTAGAACCAGAAACCTAGCGGAAAAGGCTCTAGGACTAAAAGCAAAAGAAAGATTGAAGGAGTTATGTGTTGGAAGATTCAAGGTTAAGTCGCTTGGCAAAGGCAAGTACGGCAGGATCCTTGGCATACCGTATGATCAAAACGGTTCTGACATTTGCAAAACACTTATTAACGAAGGACATGCCGTTGAGTATTACGGCGGTAAGAAACTTGCCAGAGTCAAAGACGACGGCACATGGGGAGAATGATATGAATGATATGAGAGTCACTAGCGAAGAGGGCAAAGCCCTTATTAAAAAATTTGAGGGTTGTGAACTACAATCTTATTTGTGCAGCGCGTCGAAACTGACGATTGGCTACGGGCATACAGGCACGACAAAAGAAGGAATGGAGATTACGCAAGAAGAAGCGGAGTCTTTATTAGATCAAGATTTACAACAATTTGAATCTATTGTTAATGACGCTGTGAAGGTGCCATTAGAACAGTGTGAGTTTGACGCTCTTATAGCTTGGACCTTCAATCTAGGCGGCGGCAACCTCCGATCAAGCACTTTGCTCAAAGTTTTAAATGAAAACAAAAAGAATGAGGTACCAGCTCAGATGCGTAGATGGAACAAAGCAACGGTCAACGGAGAAAAAGTAGTCCTAGCCGGGTTAGAGAGACGCAGAGAAGCTGAAGCTTTACTTTGGCAGGGTAAGGATTGGTATGAAGTCTGATGGGAGATCTGTCTCTTAAAGATTTTGATATCCTGTCACAACAGGATCAAGCAGAAGCCGTTGCTCTGCTAAATCGGTTTGAGCAGCTC